TAGATCTGACACAAAGATTGCTTGATGCGCAGAAAGAACCGTTGGCTGACCAATGGGAGGTGATAGAGTTTCCTGCTATCTTTCCGGATAGTGAAAAACCTTTATGGCCTGAGTTTTGGCCTTTAGACGAATTGCTGAAAGTCAAAGCCTCTTTGCCTGGTATCAAGTGGAATGCTCAATGGATGCAAACTCCTACCGCAGAAGAAGGCTCTATCATTAAGCGTGATTGGTGGAACGAATGGACACACGATAGTCTGCCTGCTGTTCAGTATATAATACAGTCTTATGATACGGCTTTTAGCAAAAAACAGACAGCGGACTTTAGTGCCATATCTACTTGGGGTGTGTTTAGGCCATCTGATGGTGCGCCCGATTCTATTATCCTACTTGACTGTCAAAAAGGTCGTTGGGATTTCCCAGACCTGAAAAGTAAAGCTATGGAAGAGTATAAGTATTGGGAACCTGATATGGTTTTAATAGAAGCTAAAGCTTCAGGTACACCTTTGACACATGAGTTGCGCAGACAAGGTATACCAGTAGTTAATTATTCTCCCTCTCGTGGTCATGATAAACATTCTCGTATGCATGCTGTTGCACCAATATTTGAGTCAGGTTTAGTTTGGGCACCAAAGAAACAATTTGCTGATGACATGATTGAAGAGTGTGCTTCTTTTCCTTTCTCTGCACATGATGACCTCTGTGATACAATGACTCAAGCTTTGATGCGTTTTCGTGAAGGTGGTTTAGTATCTTTAAACTCAGATTATGAAGATGAAGACAAAGCACCAATAAAGAGAGTATATTATTAGCATGTTAAATTTTTATATGACCGAATATGAAGTAGATGGCAAAATCAAAGATGGTCCCTTAATAATGGCTAGGTCATTAGAGGTTGCTAACATACAAGCAAAAGAACTAAAATTAAAACTAGTTGGCGAAATGTTTCCATATATGGATATAGCCGATGTAGAAACGCAGGTTCATTAATGATAGAAAGACAAGACGGCACCCCAATAGTAGCTAGCACACCTGAAGAACGAGAGTTTTTAGAAGATGTGGAATTAGTCCAAGCTCCTGATGAAGAAGGGTTTACTATGATGGAAGATGGTAGTGCTGTGCTTGGAGAAGATTTTGAAGAAGCACAAGATATGGGTTTTGATGCGAATTTAGCTGAGGAGCTTGAAGAGTCTGAACTTGACAAAATAGCTTCAGATTTAATTGCTGGTATAGAAGCAGACAAATCATCAAGAGAAGATTGGGAAAAAACCTATACTGACGGTCTGAAATACTTAGGTATGAAGTTTGATGAAGATCGTAGTGAACCTTTTGAAGGTGCATCAGGTGTCATACACCCTTTACTAGGCGAAGCAGTCACTTCGTTTCAAGCTCAAGCCTATAAAGAACTTTTACCAGCAGGTGGTCCTGTCAAAACACAAGTCTTAGGTAATTATGATTCTAATATAGAGTTGCAAGCACAAAGGGTAAAAGAGTTTATGAACTATCAGATTGTGCATAAGATGGAAGAATACGATCAAGAACTAGATCAGATGCTTTTTTATCTACCTTTAGCAGGTTCAGCCTTCAAAAAAATATATTACGATGAAAATTTAGGTCGAGCAGTATCAAAATTTGTAGCTCCCGAAGATTTAATAGTACCTTATTACACAACAGACCTCGAATCCTGTGACCGTATTACTAATATTGTCAAATTATCCGAAAACGAAGTAAAAAAACTACAAAATGTTGGTTTTTATCGTGATGTGCCTGTAGAAACTGGTGACGATACTATACAAGACAGTCAAGTAAACGAAGAAATTGAAAAATTATCGGGTGTACAGTCAAGTTATGATGATAGTGAAGTAGCAATTTTATACGAAATACACGCAAATTTAGATATTGTTGGTTTTGAAGATACTGATGGTGGTAATCCAACAGGCGTGAAGTTACCTTATATCGTTACAATAGATTCTCATACAAATAAAGTGCTTTCTATTAGAAGAAACTTTAGACAAGAAGATCCTTTGAAAAACAAAATTGAATATTTTGTCCATTTTAAATTTTTACCAGGCTTAGGCTTTTATGGTTTTGGTCTGACTCATATGATAGGTGGTCTTTCAAAGGCATCCACTTCTATAATGAGGCAATTGATTGATGCAGGTACCCTTGCAAACCTACCTGCTGGGTTTAAGACAAGAGGTATTAGGATAAGGGATGAAGATACACCCTTACAGCCTGGAGAGTTCAGAGATGTGGATGCCCCTGGTGGTTCTCTAAGAGAATCAATACAACCATTACCATTCAAAGAGCCTAGTGGAACTCTACTTAACTTGTTAGGTATTTTGGTAGACTCAGGAAAAACTTTTGCATCAATTGCAGAAATAAATACAGGACAAGGCAATCCTCAAGCACCAGTTGGTACAACTATGGCCTTGTTAGAACGGTCTACAAAGGTTCTGTCAGCTATACACAAGAGGCTACATAACGCTCAACGTAAAGAATTTAAAATTTTATCAGAGGTTTTTCAAGAATATTTGCCTAATGAATATCCATATATGACTCCTGATGGAAATCAAGAGGTAGGCGCACAAGATTTTAGCGATAGAGTTGATATTATACCTGTCTCCAACCCTGATATATTCTCAACTGCACAAAGAATAGCTATGGCACAAGAAATGATGCAATTAGTTTCATCTAATCCTGAAATACATGGACCGGACGGAATATATGAAGCATATCGTCGTATGTATGCTGCAATTGGTGTTGAAAACCCCGATCAATTGCTCAAACCACCGCCAACTAGAGAACCACAACCGATAGAAGCAGGTATGGAGAATAATTCTTTATTAATGGGTCAACCAGCTCAAGCATTTCCTGAACAAAATCATGATGCACATATTGCTATACATATGAGTTTATTAAGCACACCACCTGTGCAATCAAATGCTGCTGTGCAAGCTATTATTCACTCACACATTATGCAACATTTACAGATGAAAGCTGATAATATTGCCTTAGAACAAATGCCTCCTGAAATGAGACAACAATACGATCAAATGCAAGCACAATTACAACAACTTCCTGAACAACAACAAGCTCAATTGCAAGTTCAAATGCAAAGATTAGTGTCACAAATATCAGCGCCAATTTTAGCTGAGTTGGTAGCTGAATATAGTCAGAAAGTATCTGCACCAACCGACGAGGATCCTTTGGTTGCAATTCGAAGACAAGAGTTAGCATTAAAAGGTCAAGAATTAGCTCAAGAAAATCAACAATTTGTTGCAGACCAACAGAGAAGAAGAGAAGAAAGTTTAAGAGAAGATCAGATTGATGTGCAAAGAATACAAACACAACAAGAAATAGCTGATGAAAAAGCTGAACTTAATCGTGATCGTATGGAAATACAAAAACAATTAAAAATACAAGATTTGATTCAAAAATACCAAAAGTAACATATAATACAAAAATAATGAAAGCAAAAAATACACAAAGCTACAGCAATAAAGGTAGCGTTCCTCTTAAAAAAACTGAAAAAGTATCCGTGAACACTAATCCTCAACCTGGTATGGGTAAGGGTAAAGTACGAGGCGCTGGTATAGCAGAGTCTGGTACAAAGTTTTCAGGCGTTTATTGATGTCAGTTCTTTGGTTAAGAGAAAAATTAACAAAAGAGCTTCATGAACAACAAGAAGCTGTAAAAGACACATTGTTGGCTGGGGTCAAAGATCTTGGTCAGTATGAGTTTCTACGGGGACAATATACAGCTCTGGTCCAAGTAGAAAGTAAATTAAGAGAGCTGCTAGGAAAAGTAATAGAAGATGACGAAGACGAACAAGGTGGTAGTCCCTGACCACGTTGCAAAAGAAATCGAAAAAGAAAATCAAGTAATAGAGCAAACAGTACAAGAAACTGGCGAAGAACTTGATAAAGCCTATGTGGATCCTGGGATGAAAGTTCTAGATCCAACACTTTTAGATAAATCTGCCCTTGAAAGAATGCCTACACCTACTGGTTGGAGAATGCTTATTCTTCCATTTGCTGGTATGGGTAAATCGAAAGGTGGAATAATTTTGACACAAGATACGGTTGATAGGGAAAGACTATCTACTGTGTGTGCTTATGTGGTAAAGATGGGTCCTCTTTGTTATAAGGATGCTAAGTTTGGCAACAAACCTTGGTGTGAAGAAAAACAATGGATATTGATTGGCCGGTATGCTGGTGCTCGCTTTAAGCTTGGTGATGATGCAGAATGTAGAATCATTAATGATGATGAAGTGATAGCTACCATACATGATCCAACCGATATCGTTGCAGTATAGGAGTAATTATGAGTGAAGAAGTAAAAAAAGATGAAACTTTGGAAGAAGAAACAGTAGTCGAGCTGGAAGAAGAACAAAGTGAATCAGAAGATGCTGAAGTTCAAACAGAAGAAGTTGCAAGTGAACCTGAAGAGTCAAAGGACGAAGAGGAACTGGAACAATATTCTGATAGAGTTCAGAAACGTATAGCAACCTTAACACGCAGATTGAGGGAGGCAGAAAGAGCAAGTGAGTCTGCTTACACATATGCAACACAACTGAAAGAGGAAAATGAAACCTTGAAACAGAAAGGTGCACAATCAGACAAGTCTTATCTGTTAGAAGCAGAAAATAGGCTTAAGTCCCAAAAAGCACAAGCAAAAGCTGCTTTAAAATCTGCTCATGAAGAACAAGATTTTGAAAAGGTTGCACAAGCACAAGATATTATTGCAAAGATTGCTGTTGAAGAAAGCAAGATTGAGTCTTCTAAGTCTCAACTTGAATACCAAGAAGAACAGAAGGCAAAAGGCCAAGAGATTGAACAACCTCAAGTACAAGCTCAACAACCTGCTCCGGTAGTTCAGCCTGACGAAAAAGCGACAGCTTGGGCAGAAAAAAATGAGTGGTTTGGTAATGACGAAATTATGACAAATGCTGCTTTTACTATACACAAACAACTAGTAGAAGATGAAGGATTTGATCCGAAGAGCGATGAGTATTATACTGAGGTTGATAACAGGCTTCGTGCTAGGTTTCCAAACGATTTTACTCAGGAAGAAAAATCTAAGAAACCAACACAAAGAGTTGCTTCAGCAGGTAGAGCAGATACAACTGCAAAGCCAAGCAAAAAGCAAGTAAGATTATCGCCGTCGGAAGTTGCGATGGCAAAAAAATTAAACGTACCTCTTAATGAGTACGCAAAATTCGTAAAAAGGTAATAGATATGAATAGAGACGATAAGGGTAGGTTTTTAAAACCAGAAAATGACAGAACGACCCGTTCTGCTGATACTCGTGCTAAAGACGTAGCACGCAAACCTTGGGCTCCACCGAGCACATTGGATACTCCACCCGCACCTGAAGGCTATGTCTACAGGTGGATAAGGGCAGAGACTTTAAACCAAGAAGATAGGAAGAATGTAATGTCTAGACTTCGTGAAGGTTTCGAACTTGTTCGAGCTGAAGAGGTAACAGATTTCGAACTTCCTAGCATCATGGACGGTAAGCATGCAGGAGTAATTGGTGTAGGGGGCTTATTATTAGCTAAGATTCCACTAGAGACAAGAGATGAACGTAACTCTTATTATCAAGGCAGAAGCAGAACTATGCAGGAAGCTATTGATAATGATCTATTGAAGGAATCTGA